GCCGGAAGAGCCGTGACATTGTTAAGGGCGGCGGTAAGTTGGGGTCTGTATTGACGGACGCAAACAAGACGGCCTCAACCCTGCTCGGCTAAGAGTTTTTGATAGAGAGGTAGCATAATGTCAGGTCTATTCGGCGGCGGCGCTAAAGTAGAAAAGCCCCCAGAGAAGTCGGACGCTGAGATCGAGCGCGAACGACGGCGTAAGATTGTCGCGATGCAGGGCGGTGGTAAGGGTAGTACCACGCTAACGGGTGGTGCTGGTATCACCGCGCCCATCCTTGGCGCGGCAGCGCAGCTAGTTGGGGGTATGAGCTAATGCCTATCGGTGGCGAGGCAACGCTTGGCGGGTCGGGGATTATCTATAACATCCCAAAAAAGTTTCAGGATTCGCTGAACCCGGGTTTGGTTGGGGCGTCCAAGCAACCCACACAGGGGGAGCGTTATGCCAGCGGCCCAAGTCGGGGGAGGATCAAACCATTTATACGAAAACCCGGTATCCACCCCTCAAAGCTGAGCAAAAAAGCCAAAAAGAAGTATAAGATCACGGTGTCCCAGAAGGGATCGCCGCAGAAGTTGAGATCAATTTTAAGTGGTGGGGCAGCGAGTCCATCTTCCGTACTCGGAGGCTAAATGGCCGACCATAAGTATGAACGGCTGATGGCTCGCGTAAGCGAGTTAACGTCAGAGCGCAGAACGACCGAGACAACGTGGCAGCAGATCGCGGATAACCTTCTAGGTAGGCGCGACTTCACCACTGAGCGGTCTAAGGGACAACAGCGTTTACAGACCGTGTATGACGATACCTCCAAGGTATCGGGTGGCCTGCTTGCGGGCGCTATGCACAGTCTACTGACTAGCCCGTCGGCCCGATGGTTCTCACTCCGCTTCGAGGATCAAGAAGTCCAGGAGTCGCCTAACGCCGCGATCTGGCTGAAGGCAGCCGAGAAGCGTATGTACGCCGCGATTGGCGCACCGAAGGCTAACTTCCACGCGCAGTTGTCGGAAGCGTACATCGACCTCATCTACTTCGGCACTGGCGCTCTGTTCATCGACGACGTACCCGGCACCGGCGTACAGTTCTCTGCGCGTCCGCTGTCTGAGTTGTTCCTCGCCGAAGACCCTAGTGGTCGAATCGACACCATTGTCCGCGAGTTCCAACTAACAGCGAGACAGGCGGTGTCTATTTGGGGCAACAAGGCTGAGTCTGCCTCCAAAGCACTTAACTCCGGCAAGGCCGAGGATAAGGGCAAGTACATCCAGATTATCCTGCCGAACGATGACGTGGTAGCGGGTAAGGTCGATACCTCCGGTATGCCGTGGGCGAGTATCCATATCTCGATGACGGATAAGGCGATTCTATCCGAGGGCGGATTCCATGAGTTGCCCATCGCGACACCGCGCTGGGAGAAGGATGCTGGTGAGGTGTATGGTCGCGGTCCTGGTTGGAACGCGCTGTCTACCCAGAAGATGCTCAACGAGATGAAGAAGATCACGATCAAGGCGGGGCAGAAGGCTGTAGACCCGCCGCTGATGATCGACTCCGAGGGCGTACTCCCCGGCGATCTTCGCTTCCATCCCGGTGGCGTCATCCCGATCAACAGCATCATGTCGAGCATGAACCCCCCGATCCAGGCGGTGCCTAGTGGCGGGAATTTCAATATCTCGGTGGCGCTGATCGAGGATGCCCGTAAGTCGGTACAGGACTCGTTCCATCATCAGTTGATCGAGACGATCAGAGATCCTCGTATGACGGCAACCCAGGTGCTTGAGCTGTCGGCGCAGATGCAGCGGCATCTTGCCCCGATCCTCGGGCGTATGCAGACCGAGATGCTTGAGCCTATCGTCGAGCGGGTATTCGCGATCGAGTCACGCGCTGGCCGGTTGCCGGAGCCCCCGCCCGAGATTGCTAACCAGAATCTCAAGATCGACTACGTTAGCCCTGTCGCTCGGGCGCAGCAGACTTCAGACGCTCGCGCTATCATTGACTTCAGCGGCATTGTATCTAATCTAGCTCAGGTCAGCCCAGAGGTATTGGACATCGTTGACTTCGACGCTGGTGCAAGAGAGCTTGCGGACTCCCTGGGCGTACCCCCGACAATGCTTCGTAGTCGCGAGGAGGTAGAAACGCGACGAGAAGCAGCGCAGCAACTTGCGGCACAGCAAGAGGCTGAGCAGCAGGCAGTCATGGCGACCGATCAGATCGCCAAACTAGCGAAGGCCATCCCCGATGAAGGCGGTCAAGTAGCTTGAGTGGTAAAGAGTATGTGGATCGCCTGAGTAGCGATTACCGCAAGACATTCGGCACGTCGCCAGGGCGGCACGTTCTGATGGACTTGTATGACAAATGCCACGGAATGAGTTCGACGTTACCCGCGTCGGCTAACCCGTTCGAGATGGCGAAAAATGAGGGCAAGCGCATAGTCCTCCTATATATCGTGGACAAGCTCAAGGAACACGATCAGGACTTGCGTAAACTTTGGGAAGAGCATATCTCCCAAAGGCTAAGAGAGGAAGCATAGATATGAGTTCAGCCGAACCTGTGATTACAGATACTACCGCTCCGCCGGAGCCTGCGGTTGTCAATACACCTGTCAATACACCGGAGCCTGCTAGTTGGCGGGAGTCGCTATCCCCCGACCTCCGCAACAACCCAACGCTGGAGCAGATCCCCGATATCGAGGCGCTCGCTAAGGCGCACGTCAACGTACAGAAGCTCATCGGTACGGAGAAGATCGAGCGACCGAAGGACGATTGGACGGACGATCAGTTTGCGGAGTTCTACTCTAAGCTAGGCCGACCGACTGACGTTGCAGACTACGACCTTGAGGGGATCGAAGTACCCGAGGGTCTTCCTTGGGACGACGGCTTCCAGACATCCATGCTCAAAGTAATGCATGAAGCCGGTCTGACTTCTAACCAAGTTAAAAAGGTTCTCGGGGGCTACATCGAGGGCACGGGCGGTCAGTTCCAAGAGGCGACGACTAATATCGCCCAGGCACGGGAGTCGGGTATCCAAGACCTCCGTAACGAGTGGGGTAAGAGCTTCGACGCTCAAATCGACCTCGCTAAGCGGGCCTTCATGGCTGGTGCTGGGGAGAATTTCGAGGCTGTCGCGGGTATGACCCTTCAGGACGGTAGCCAGCTTGGCGACCATCCTTCTATTATCCGTGCATTCGCCGCACTAGGCGGTAAAATGAACGAGCATGGTCTAGTAGGCGGTACGGCATCTCGCTCTACGTTGTCTCCCTCCGAGGCATCGGGCGAGCGTAATAAGCTGCTCAACGACAAGGACTTCCTCGCTGCGTACACGGATTCCAGTAATCTGGAGCATGACGCGGCAGTTAAACGCATTAACGATCTGACGATTGCAGAGGTCGGGTCGGAGTAACACTCGGGTAATCCCTAACGGGGTCCGATGCTTGCCGAAAGTAGGCCGATCGTCATCGCGTAACGGTGGCAGAGTTGGTCCGCACTATAGCCATAGGGTAGCCGAGAGGTCCGACGGTTCAGCGGGTAGCCGATTTGAATGGTTCTTTAATCATCAAATAGGAGACTCGTAATGAGTACAGAAATCACTACCGCCTTCGTGAAACAGTTCACGGATGGCATTACGCTGCTTCAACAGCAAATGGGGAGTAATCTCCGTGGCGGTGTTAGCACCGAAGCTAACATCAAGGGCGACCGCGCGTTCTTCGATCAGGTCGATGTAACGAGCATGGCTCAAATCACGACTCGTCATGGTGACACCACCCTGACGGACACCCCCCACAGACGACGCATGGTCACTCTTGCGCCGTATGAAGTCGCCGATCTCGTGGATCGTTCCGACAAAATCCGAACGCTGAATGACCCGACCAACAGCTACGTCAAGAGCTTTGCGGCTGCGGCTGGACGCCAGATTGATGACACGATCATCGCTGCGTTCAACGCGACTGCTGCGACCGGCGTTGATGGCTCGGGCTCCGATGCGTTCGATACTGCTGGTTTCCAGATCGCTCACAACAGTCAAGGACTCACGACGGCCAAGATCATTGAGGCCCGTCAGATTCTTGAGGCTGCTGAGAACGGTGAAGGAAGCGGCGACGACGAGTGGTTCTTCGTCACTAACGCAGCCGGTCGCCAGGATCTTCTGGGCGATTCGGAGTTCCAGAGCGCTGACTTCAACTCGATCAAGGCTTTGGTCAATGGTGAAGTTAATCAGTGGCTCGGGTTCACCTTCATCAAGTCGGAGCGCCTCGGCCTCTCGGGCACCACGCGGAGCAACTTCGCATGGCGCAAGGGCAGCATGAAGCTCGCTATCGGCCAGGAAGCCCGCGGCTTCATTGATGTCCTCCCGGGCAAGCGACACTCAACTCAGATCCGTTACGAAATGGATCTCGGTGCGGTTCGCATGGATCAGAAGGGTGTTGTCGAAGTTCAGGTTACGGAGTAACCGTAACTAATTGATTTCACCGGGGCGGTGCGGAGTCGTACCGCCCTTGGTGGGGTCGAATGCGATGTGGCTACATGTCGCAGGAGTAAATGAAAAATGGCAGATATTAATTCTGATGTAGTTGCCAATATCGTCGCTACCCCCGCAGTTAAGAACCCGGTCCAGTTGGTCGGCGGACGGACTCGCAGCAAGGTCGGCGAAGTTGAGCTTGGTGGCTCGCAGGCGAACAACGATGTTCTCCGATTCTTCCGAGTGAAGTCCGGCGACCGCGTTGGATCGCTTGCGCTCTCGAATGATGCTCTCACGGGCGCTACGGACGTCAACTTTGGCCTCCATGACGCCGGCGCGGGTGGCGCAGTTGTTGATGACAATCTCTTTGATGACGCTCAGACTTTGGCTTCGGCCTTGGTCCGTCAGGAGAAGAGAGTCGGCACCAACTCGGCGCTTAACATCGACACGCTCAACCTTCGCGTGTGGCAACTTCTTGGCCTCTCGTCCGACCCCGCTGTGGAGTACGACGTGACGGCTACGCTGATTGCTGCTGGCTCCGCTTCGGGAACGGTTGTTCTCGAAATGGAATACAGCGCAGGCGACTGAGTAACACCTTTGAGTTTGGGGGCTTCGGCCCCCGGCTCTCTGGGGGATAAATGGCAGCAGGCATCGACATCATCAACGCGGCCCTCTCCAAACTAGGAGAGCAGAACCTTCTCTCGATCACCGACCCCAGCCCTCCTGGGCGGTTGGCTAATCGTACCTATGACGACATCCGTGATGCGATGATCCGCGAGTACCCTTGGAACTTCGCGACTAAACGTGCGTCCCTCGCTGCGGAAGTAACTGCTCCGGTGTGGGGCTTCGCCCGCTCGTTCGCGCTCCCCAGCGACCTTCTTCGCCTTATCTCGATCAACAACACAGGCGATGAGGAGTGGCGTAACGAGGGGGGTAAGGTCGTAACTGATATGACGGCACCTCTTGAGATCCGCTACGTCGCGCTCGTACCCGTTGACCTCATGGACTCGACGTTCCGCGAGGCGCTGGCCGCTCGGCTTGCGATGGAGTGGGCAGAACCCCTCGCGCAGACGACGAGCGTGGCTAACAGCATGGCGACGTTGTACAGGAACAAACTTCAAGTGGCTCGGGTGGCAGACGGCCAAGAGGATCGTCTACAGACCATCGACGCCCCCGACTTTATTGATGCGAGATTCTAATTGCCCCGCGTATCTCACATACTTAACAACTTCAACGGCGGCGAGCTATCGCCTGAGTTTGAAGGTCGGGTAGACCAAG